GTCTCCTATATCCAAGTACTTAAGAAAAGTTGAGTCATCATCCGTTTTTAATCTTCTTGCCGAACTTAACATTCCTCTTGCTGATGTGTTTGCCTTTGATAATTTCTCTGCCCATATCATATCTTCTAAGTTTACTTCTTGTCCTGCTGCGATTGCTTTGCAGATTCCTTCTAGTCTTAAACGGTATTGAGTGGATAGCATAGATCAGTTTATATGTCCAAAATATTTATTGTTGGTCTCCAACCAAGTTCTTTTAATTTCGTGATATCCGCACATGTAGTGTCTCTTTCACCCGGAGTTTCCTCTTTTATGGGTAAATATCCCATACCCATCTTAGTTGCAAGATCAATAACTGCTACAGGATTAGCAGTTCCTACATCTAGTACTCCAGTATAATCATTTTCTGCAAGAAGTGCAATTGCAGATACAATATCCTTGACATGTATCCAATCTCTCTTATGTCTTGTGAGATATGTAGCAGTCTTGTCCTCTAGCATCCGATATAACATATCTGGACGACTTACCTTTTCTGCATACACATTAAAGAATCTCATGCCTACACTATTTGGTGGTGCTTGGATTTCATTTACTTTCTTTGTAATACCATATGCATTGATCCACCATTCATATACAGATGCAGAACTTGCATATAAACATCTTACATTATTCTTCCTACAATACTCAAATATAGGAATTGATTTGGTAACATTGTTTTCCCAAAATGCGTCAGGATTTTCAATGGCCTCACGAATTGCAGCATTCGCTGCAAGGTGTACCACCAAATCATATTTCTTATCTGTTTTAAAATCACCAAGATCATGTGGAATATCATAACCATCAACCTGATGTCCTTGTTGTATAAAATATTCATACACATGACTTCCAATAAAACCAAGATGTCCAGTAACTAAGATCTTCATGTAATCCTCCGACTAAATCCACGAACTTTATCAAACTTCATAAGATTATCAAACTTATCATGTAAGTCTGACTTATGAGATATAACAAATATATTAGCATCTTTAATGATGAATCGAATAATCTTCATAAATTCATCAACACCAAATCCATCAAGAGAACTATCAAATACCTCATCCATAATTAATAGATTAGTATTTACAGAGTTCTTAACTCTTGCTACCTCTCTCCATGTAAATAAAAGTGCTAAGTCAATTCTCATCTTCTCACCTTCACTAAATGAAGCATAAGAAAAATCTTCATGTATTGGTGACTCTACCGTTTCATTAAACTCTTCGTCCAACTTAAAGTTGATATAGAAATCCATCATCTGCAGATAACGATTAACCTGCTGATTGATAAGCGGTAGATATTTTCGTATTATCTTAGTCTTGACTCCATCATCTTTAAGTAAGGAATATGCAAAGTCGTGATGAACTATATCCTGATTTCTTTCAGAAAGTTTTTCATCAGTTGTCTTGAGACTAGTCTTAAACTCTTCTAACTTCTCATGCTCAGTATTTCTGTTTTTAAACTGCTCGGTAATCGTTTGAATTTCTGATTCAAGTTCTCTAATCTGTTTTTGGTTGATAGAGATGTGAGTATTGTTTTTAGAAATGCCATTATTGAGTTTAGAAATCTCCTTTGTTAGTTTGACAAACTGACGCTCTTTTTCTTTTTCTTCTTCGATTGTTTTCTCTAAGTCTTCAAAACCTTTCTTAAGTTTCTTAGCCTCAGATTGAGCATCTTCAATCTTATTTAAGCGAAAGTCTTCTTCTATATGCTGTGTACAGGTAGGACAAACCGTATTCTCTTTGAAAAACTTATGTTCTTTGGTAATGGTAGATACCTTATTTGATATCTGTCCTTTAAAATTGTTCAGTTTGGACAGTTTCTTGTCAGCACCTACAAACTTTTCTTGACTCTTAGTAAGATCAGTAACTTGATTTTCTAAGTCACTATTGACCAAAACATAATTATCTGATTCAGATATTAAAGTGTCTATCTTCCTTTTATTTGAGTTGATGCTGTTTTTACTTTGATTTTCAAGTTCTTTAATAAACTTATCTTGCATTTTAATTTTATCATCTAAGTTCTCTTTCTTTAAACTTAATGATCTAACCTGTTCTTTTTGTATTCTTAGTTTATCTTTCAGTAAATTATTCATAAAAGAAAAGATACGAATATCAAGCAGATCTTCAATGACATCACGACGAACTGAACTTGACAGTTGCATAAAAGGCACAAAGGTACTACTTCCGAGTATGACTATCTGTGTAAATGATCTATAATTTACTTTGAGTATATTATCTTCTAATATTTTTTGATTTGATCGATCGTCAGCCTGTCGATGTAAAGGTTCTCCATTGACTTCAATATCAAATATATTTGGTTTGATGCCTCTTCGGACTACATATTCTCTTGCGTTTACATCAAACTCTAGTTCAACTAAGCAATCTCTTTCATTGACTGTGTTAAGTAATTGTAATTTATTAATCTTACGAAATGGTTTGTTGAATAAAACAAAGGTCAGTGCATCTAACAAAGTGCTCTTTCCTGAACCATTGTGACCAATTATTAAGTTTGTATTCTTTTCAAGGAAGTCAATCTCTGTCCAGTGGTCTCCTGTTGACAGAAAGTTCTTCCATTTAATCTTCTTGAACTTTATCATTATTAGTTGGAATCACAAGGTCATCGGGTGTGATGACAGCATACTTATAATTATACATGCTACAGGTCTTTATGGCAAGGTCATCATCAACTTCGATGATATCCATTTTACGATCTGCATCAATTTCTAAATCTTGTAGCATCAATTTATATCTTTCAGCATCATCCTCTTCTTCAAATAGAAAGAGAACTTTATCACCATTCGAGTCTTGAACAGCAAAAGCACCATCATCTCTACGGTGTTTGAGTGAAAGAAGGAACATTATTCTACCTCGCAGGCTTGTCTGTACAGATCACGAAAAATGTTTTTTACAATTCCTTTGTCAAACTCAATCTCAGATTCATCAATATAACGGTTTAAAATTGAAATTGTATTTTCATCTTCTTCAATATCGAAGTCTTGATTTTCAATAATTGCAAAGTTTTCAACAATTTTTAAATCATGAACTCCTGAACGATATAACTTATCGATAAATTTTTGGAATTCTTTTGGATCTGATTTCTTACGAACAATAACTTTTACAATTTTATTTTGATATTCAGTTGTATTAAACAACTTATGATTAGTATCTTCATAATATACATTATAAAACAATTTATAAGGATTGTTAATTGGAGTATGTTCTAAAGTATCAGTATCAAACAATGTAAACCCTCTAGGATCATTTACATCATTCCAAAACATCTCATATGGATTACCTAGATAATGTATTTTACCGTCACTCGAACGAGTATGAAAGTGTCCTGAAAATACATCGTCAAACTTATCAAAGACCTTAACATCCATACCATCTTCCATCATATGACCGCGAGTTGCCTTAAATCCATTTAACTCAAGATGTCCCATTGCAATCTTAGATTTGGAATTTTGAATCGCTTCAAGACTTTCATCATGATTATCAACACTTATCCAAGGTAAAAGAAGAATATTTAATCCATCAATATTAATATCAGTTGCCTTTGAATATGTTGTTATGTTATCATAATCAGTTAATAATAACTCAGGTGAATTTATTTCGTTTGTATTTTTGTAGTAACAGTCATGGTTTCCAGTGATTGCATGAACCTTATATTTCTTCATTGGTTCAAATACAACTCTCTTGGCCCACTCTAGACTATAGTAATCAATCGACTTTCGACTATCAAATACATCACCCATATGGATAATAGTATCAATTCCTTCTGCTTCCAACGAGGGGAAAAATACATTCTTGTAAAATAATTCAAAATAGTCATGTAAAAGTTTTGATCCCTTACGAGCACCGTAATGAGTATCTGTTATAATAGCAACTCTCATCTATTTTTCTTCTGTGCAATATTGTCCTTAATTGTATTATACTCAGACATTGCTCCTGTCAATGCTCCATCTTCAACTGTCATGACTTCATCAAATCCAGTCTTTTCAATAATCTTATTCTTAATATCTAATTGCTTCTTCTCCTTCTGTATGCGTCTTAGAAAGGCATAATGAATAATCTGTGTAAAGTATGCAAAAGGATTGCGAGACTTCTCTGGATCGAAATTATGAATGTATTGTACACAGTTCTCAATACCATCAGATATCATATCATCACGAAACATGTAGTTTACAAAGTTTGGTTTATATGACAGGTGTGTTGCGATCTTTAGAAAACAGGATCCAAGGTAATTGGTAATTCTAGGCTTCGGTAGATCTTTCTCTTTTGCAATAGCAACTTTCTCTCGATAGACTATCAATGCCTCTAAGAGTTCTTTGTTATTTACATAGTGTTCAGACTTCTTTCTAGGCATGACATCTTAATTGTCTTAACTATATTCTATTATAGCATATTTATTTTGATTGACAAGTTTAGTGACAAGATGACAATTATTTCAGTTTTATGAGGTGACAAG